ATAGGATTCAGTGTTGGATACCCTATGGGACTATTTATTGATAAATTAGACAAAAGGATAAAAAATGGCGGAAGATAAGAACACTCTTGAGTTAATCAGTGATATTACTGAGTTTAATGATTTGCATGAGTTTATGAAAGATGAACATCTAGACAGGGCTTTATCAATTGTAGTAAAGCTACTGATGAACCCAGATGTTCCTTCTGCTAAAGCCCCAATGCTTATTATGGAACTTCAGGCCATGTCAACAAAGTTTGCAGTCATGTCTTCAGTATATTCAACAATTGCTAAAGATAAGGCTGGTACTGTAAACAATAATAAGAAAAATGTTTACTATTCGGTAAAAGAGTCCATAGACAAACTTGTAGATGCACTTAAATATGTGGTTAGGTACAATTCATAATGATTAAAGATATATTGCTTTCTACATTAACTGGTGCTATTTTGGGTGGAATCTTTGCAGCATTTAAATTGCCAGTTCCAGCACCGCCTTACTTCCCTGCTGTAATGGGAATTGTTGGCATCTGGCTTGGCGCAGATTTAGTGTTTAGGTTTGTTAATGGCTAGGGATATTGTAAAGAACCTTAAATTCAAAAAGCACACTGGTAAATTTTTTGATCCAGAAAGATTTGCTGATCTTCTTGATGAGGCATATCGAAATACTAAAAGAGCAGACGGCAACATGACTAAGAAGTCATTTAGCCCAAGCTCCCTTGGTTATGGTCATGGAAACTGTCCTAGGTATTGGTACATGGCATTTAGCGGTGCAGTATTTATTGATGACAATGATGCTGTTGCTGTTGCTAACATGGCACAAGGAACTCAAGCCCACGAAAGACTTCAGAAACTTATTTCTACTATGCCTGAGTGGAGAGCAGAAGAAGAAGAGATCATTAATGAGTACCCACCTATTCGTGGATTTATTGATTTAATTATGGAGTACGATGGAGAGACCGTAATTGGTGAAATAAAGACGGCCAAGCAAGAGGTTTGGGATACAAGACAATCAGAGATGAAGTCATCAGCAAACCACATGCTACAGCTTCTTACATACATGAAGCTAAAGAATGCTAAAGAAGGTTTCTTTTTGTATGAGAATAAGAATACACAAGAAATACTTGTTATTCCAATCTCAATGAATGAAAAGAATACTAAAATAATTGAAGACACATTCCTTTGGATGCAAGAGGTATATGACAATTTTAAGGATGGAGACATCCCTATGAGACCTGCAGGGGCAACTAAATCAAAGATGCCATGTACTTATTGCCCAATTAAAAAAGAATGTTATAGCAAAGATACTCCAGTGGGTACTGTTCAGATTGAGTTATTTGAGGTGCCAAAGATATGATATGTGCAAATTCAGAATGTGGAAATGAGTTTGAAGCAAAGACTCATAATCAAAAGTACTGCTCAGATGAATGTTGCAGAGTTGCCACTAATAAACGGATCATGGATAAATACTATGAGAAGAAGGCGATTAAGAATGGTGCTTTAAGAAATTGCAAAAAATGTAAGTCTGAGCTAAGTAGATATAACTCTGAAGACATTTGTGCGTCTTGTTCAAAAATTAACTATTCAAAGACTAAGAAAATGGTTTCGGACATAATAAATGAAATTAGCTAGCCTAGTAAAGACAAAAGCATACAGAGTTTTGGGTATAGATGCCTCTACAAACTCTATTGCTTTCTGCTTAATGGAAAATGATGTACCCTTAAAGTGGGGTAAAATTAATCTTGAAGGGCAGGATATATATGAAAAGATATATGATGCTAAAAAGAAAATGGCATTAATGCTTGATGAATTAAAAGCTGATTATATAGTTGTCGAAGGAGCAATACTTGTCAGATCACCTGATGCTGTGATAAAATTATCATATGTTTATGGTGTTGTTATTGCAGAGCTTATGTCTACAGGAGCAAGCGTAATAACAATATCACCATCAGCTTGGCAAGCTTATATTGGAAATAAGAATCCTACTAAAGAAGAAAAGGCGGCAGTGAGACTGGCTCATCCAGGATATGCTGACTCTTGGTATAAGAATAAGATAAGGAATATGAGGAAGCAGAGGACAGTGGATTACTTTAATTTAAAGTATGGGTTGTCTATAGACGATTTTGATGTGGCTGATTCATTTGGAATAGCTCACTATTCAAATCAGGTGCTTACAAAAAGATGAAGTTTTATCAAAGTAAAGAATGGCTGTACAGAAGATACATTGTGCAGAAAAAAACAGTAACTGAAATTGGTAAAGAGTGCGGTGTCTCTGCTATGACTATACAGAGATATTTACAAGAGTTTGGATTGCTAAGAAAAAAATGACAAATTATCCTAATAAAAGCGGCGGATATCAATCTTGGGTTACAGACCTACAGCTAATTGCAACGGACGCCCCTTCTGGCCATAAGATCATTAGAGAGTGTCTAGAGGTTGCAGAGATGCTTATCAAGAAGAATGTTTCATACGGGGACTCAGCTTTAAATCCAATGAGACTTTTTGCACAGTCAGATTCAGTAGAACAGCTAAAGGTTAGAATTGATGATAAGTTAAATAGAATTAAAAACTCTCAAGGCTTTGCTGGGGACAACGATATTGATGACCTTATTGGGTATTTAATCTTACTGCGTATTGCTATGTCTCAGGTTGCTATTTCAGTCGACTAGAAGTATAATAGTTCTATGAGCGAAATAGAGCCAGCAGTACATTTTGACCGCATGAATAGGGTTGTTGAAGAACTTTTAAAGGGTAATTCAGCAACTCAAATTGCCACCCTTACAGGATTCTCAAGAAAAGAAGTTTTAGAGTTCCTTGAAGAGTGGAAGTCTGTTGTCCATAATGACAACAATATCCGTGATCGTGCTAGGGAAGCCATATCTGGAGCTGACCAGCACTACGCCATGCTGATCAAAGAAGCTTGGAAAACAGTAGAAGATGCAGATACTCAGGGTCAGCTTAGCGTAAAGGCGGGAGCTCTAAAGCTTATTGCAGATATAGAGACTAAAAGAATTGCAATGCTTCAATCTGTAGGTGTCTTAGAGAATACGCAAATAGCATCACAGATTGCAGAAACAGAAAGAAAACAAGAAGTCCTAGTTGGTATATTAAAGGAAGTAACTGCATCATGCCCAAAGTGCAAGATGGATGTTGCAAAAAGACTCTCACAAATCACTGGCATAGTAGAATCAATAGTCATTGAAGAAGCAGATGTTGTTTAATAACCCAGACCTAGTTGAAATTGGAAAAGACATCTACGTCTATAAAAACTTCTTAACAGAAGAAGAGTGTGATGACTATACTAAATTTGCTAGCGGTTTGCCTGAAGATAAATGGAAGACTTCTAATGATCAAGTTTATATTGCTGAAAAAACTTATTACTTAAGGCCAGTTCCAGGCAAGATTAGGAAGATTGTTCCAGATGAATTAAAAGTTGCAATGGGATGTCAGGTAATTCGTCTTTCAGAAGGTGCAAAATATGAGCCACATCACGATGCAAATGTGTATGAAAACGTGATAGATAGATTTAATAAGTATAAAGATGGCGAAGAGTTTGATATAGATCTTTACCCTATGTATGGAATTGTTGTGTACCTAAATGATTTTGGTGGTGGAGAAATATACTATCCAGAACAAGGTATCGAGTATAAACCATCAAAAGGAGACCTTGTGATACACAGTGCAGAAAAGCATTGCACACATGGCACAAGACCAGTCACAGCTGGCGTAAGATATACATACACTTCAAGTGTAGCAAAAGAGGTTAAGGTGGCTAAAAATGTCATTTGATTTTTCTGACCTAATCGATATTCTAGATGGCGAAGAGTTTGAAGAAAAGCCAGTAGATCTACCAACATTTGTTACAAGCCCAGACTATTTAGGCTTACCACCTCTGTCAGTTCATCAGTATGAACTTATAGAAAAATCTTCTCAAATATATAAAGAGTCAACACTTATAAAGCTTTATGGAGAAGAAGAGGGAAAGAGAAGATTTAAGCAAACATGTAACGAAGTAATTGCTCAGCTAGGTAAGGGTTCTGGAAAAGACTACTCTTCTACAATTTCTGTTGCCTACATGGTTTATCTCTTACTTTGTTTAAAAGACCCAGCATCATACTATGGCAAACCTCCTGGGGACTCAATTGATATCCTTAACATTGCTATTAACGCACAACAAGCAAGCAATGTTTTCTTTAAGGGATTCAAAACAAGAGTAGATAGATCGCCGTGGTTCATAGGAAAGTATGAAGCAAAAGCTTCAGAAATGAAGTTCGATAAAGCAATCACAGTTCACTCTGGCCACTCACAAAGAGAAGCTTGGGAAGGCTATAACGTTATTGCAGTTATTCTTGATGAGATCTCAGGATTTGCACAAGAAAATACTACAGGCCATGACCAAGCAAAAACAGCCGACGCTATATATGACATGTACCGTGCATCAGTTATGTCACGTTTTCCAGACTTTGGAAAAGTTATTTTGCTTTCATTCCCTAGATTTAAGAACGATCCAATTCAAAAGTTTTATGAGTCAGTAATTGGAGAAAAAGAAACTATTGTAAGATCAAAGCTTTTGAAGATGGACGAAGACCTTCCTGATGGCATAGAGGCTAACGAGATCACAGTTGAATGGGAAGAAGATCACATCATATCTTACCTTTACCCAAAGACTTATGCCCTTAAAAGACCTACATGGGAAGTAAATCCTACTAAAAAGATAGAAGACTTTAGAGTTGAATTTTACAAAGACATGTTGGACGCCCTCGGCAGATTTGCATGTATGCCACCAGAAATGGTTGACGCATTCTTTAAGTCAAGAGAAAAGGTTGAGAAGGCATTTAATGTAGCTCACCTTGCTGTAGATAATTTTGGAAGACTAGAAGAGTGGTTTAAGCCAGAGCCTGAAAGAAAATATTTTATTCACGTAGACTTAGCGCAAAAGCACGACCACTGTGCAGTAGCCTTGGCACATGTTGATAGATGGGTTAATGTAAGAGTAACTAACGAATACTCTCAGCCTGCCCCTATAGTTGTAGTAGATGCAGTCAGATATTGGACTCCTACACCAGACAAATCTGTTGACTTTACAGAGGTTAAGGATTACATCTTATCATTAAAAACTCGTGGGTTTGATATTGGAGTATGTACATTTGACCGATGGAACTCACACGATATGATGCAACAACTAAAACAATATGGAATTAATACAGAGATATTATCTGTAGCAAAAAAGCATTATGATGACATGGCTATGGTTGTTTTAGAAGAAAGATTAAACGGACCACATATTCCATTGCTTATTGATGAATTGCTTCAGCTTAAAATTATGAGAGACAAAGTTGACCACCCTAGAAAGGGATCAAAAGACTTAGCTGATGCTGTATGTGGATCTATATTTAATGCAATTAGTAGAACTAGACCAGATATGAATAATGAGATTAATGTTCATACTTATGAATCAATGAGTTATGATGATGATTTTAAGACAGACGCAGATGGGGAAACATCAAGATATAATATGATTAGGGCACCCAGAATGCCAGAACATTTAAAAGACGCAATGGACAGGATGCAAATAATATGAGCGAATATCAAGAAATGGCAAAGCAATGCAAATGTTGTAGTAAGCATGTGCCTCTACCAACAACTATGAAATCATACAATGGAATAATTGTATGCCCAACAACACTTCAGAATATTATTGAGTACAAAAGAATATGGGACTCCTTTGGCTCAAGGCCTATGGGTGCAATTAGAAAACATTTTTCTGAGTATGTTCAGCAAATAGTAGAAGAGTCTATGCTAAAAAATGAAGAAGTTAAATAGAGATTTAGTTGACGTTGTAATTGATGAGTCTTCATCAAAGACTATAGAATACAATAACTCTTTAATTCCAAATATATATTATAACTTTAATCCAGATCTGAGAAAAACAGGATGGACTGTAATAAAAGATGACAAAAAGATATCAATGAATATCAATGGCTTCAGATCGCCAGAACCAGTAGCCAGCCCAGACTTCTTATTCTCTGGATGTTCTGTTACATACGGCTGGGGTTTAGACCTAGAAGACTTGTGGCATGAGAAGTTGATTAAAGAGCTAGGCGGGTCATACTCTTCTGTAGCTATGCACGGAGATAGCATACCTGCACAAATTTTAAAGATATTTGCTTATATAAAAGAGCACGGTAATCCTAAAAATATAGTGGCTTTGTTTCCAGACTTTGACAGGTTTTTATCTTATAATAACAATAAGCTTCTTGCTACAGCTCAGTTTAATAGAGCGTATGACCAAGACACCTATGACTGGGCAAAAAAGGGCGGAAGCGATATAAGGACTCAAGAGTACCTAAACCATATGGCAAGGAATAGTGCAACCATAGATCCAAATCAGTCGTCTAAAGATTACTTTAAAAGGCCTCTTGTTGCAGATGAAGTTATTACGCAAGAAATATCGCATATGTATTCTGCTCAATTTATACATATGCTTTCGGATTATTGCAAAGCTGTGGGTATTAATTTTATTTGGAGCACATGGGATGTGCAGGCAGAAAGGGTTTTAAATAAACTAAAGAACGATAAATTCTTTGTAGAGTACGTAGACATGGAAGCACGTAACTGGCTATGCGACTATGAATTAATGCTAGATAATATTTTTGATGATGAAAAAAATAAATTAGAATGTCATTCAGAGTATTCAAATTTAGATACATTTCATATAGCAAGTGATAGATCTTTAGGTGTACACCACGCTCATTTTGGATTACATAGGCACCTGCATTACTACGAGAAGTTTTTAAAGTGCATAAGGGAGAATAAAAATTGATAGCATTAAAATATTATTTTTATAAATTCTTAAAAAAGTTTAAGAAAAAAAAGAAGAATAGATTTATATACTAATGAAAATATTAGGAGTAAATGAAACTTCACACGACGCATCCTTGTCTTTGATAGAAGACGGAAGGGTTATTTTTGCTGGGCATGCTGAGAGATATAGTAAAATAAAGAATGATTGGTATATTAATGATAGTCTAGTTAATGATGTTTTATCATATGGTAGACCTGATGCCATAGCTTACTACGAGAAACCCCTTCTAAAGGCCTCCAGGCTGCTTTTAAAGGGTGGTTACGGGGATTGGAAGCCCAGGTTTGATCTTAAGAATACGCCACGTAAATCATTCAAGCATCATTATTCTCATGCTTGTGCAGGATACTACACAAGTAAATTTTATGACGCTGTAATTGTAGTCCTTGATGCTATCGGAGAGTATAACACTTCTACTATATGGGTGGGAGAAGGAGAATCAATAAAGCAAGTTCACAAGGATAACTACCCACTAAGTTTTGGATTATTTTATTCTGCATTTACTGATCTTATAGGATTACGCCCAAATCAAGAAGAGTATATTTTGATGGGGATGGCTGGATACGGTGACTACAGAAAGTATTATCAAAAAGTTCTAGAGTATTTCCCAAGTATAAATTACCAGAAATACAATTTCCACCAAGGGATCGTGGATTGGGGTATTGCAATAACAGAAGAAGATAAGTTTGATATTGCAGCAGCAGTTCAATTTGTGTATGAGCGTAGGCTTTTTGAATATATGACATGGGCAAAGAAACTTACAGGGAAAAATAATTTAGTTTTTATGGGAGGATGTGCTTTAAACTCATCAGCCAACACAATGCTATGGAGCATATTTGATGATGTGTGGATAATGCCAAACCCAGGAGATGCTGGTAGCTCACTTGGAGCAGCAGCAGCTTTGTATGGAAAGCATGTTGAATGGGAAGGTCCGTATCTAGGTCACGACCT